GTCATCGACGACGGTCTCCTCTTTTTGTGTCTCGATAATAGCCCAGCCCTGAACATACTTGGTATGAACTGGGGACCTGATGCAGACAAGCAACTTCGAAGAAGTACGTATGGCGCCATAAACGTTCTTCTCGATTATGACCAACCAATGACACTTAAATCGGATTTGGAAATAGCCATCGAAACACGGTGGAATTTACAACCAAAGGTACTCTCGGATGGAAAAACCATTTCATGTGTCATATGTGACTTGGGAGAAGATGTCATGCGTTCCGATCCGGAAACACTCATCGAAGAAGTCATCCGACAATTGAAAGTTCCTAAGCCCATATCTTCCAGAATTGGGTGGGGTGCCGAGTGGAAAGAAAACAAGTGGCACTTTTCACAATCATCTGGTGTGTTGAGTCTTCATGGACAACTTCCATTTTTTGGAAAGTGTTCGAAAGTTGCCATGTGTGGTATGATGTCCCCGCGTGAGACACCGTACTCGAGTATCGAGGCGTCTGTCGAAGTGTCTCGAGCCTTGAGTCATATGTGTTTCGGAACGAGAAAACCACTTCGACCACTTTTGGTTTCGCAAGTTCTTATCTTTACGTTCGTACTACTTATAGTTTTATTGGTAGTGTATAACATATGAAGTTTGTGGCGAAAGTACATGAACCATTTTACGAACACAATTCAAAAAAGTATATTCGTTTCGTGATTCCCCAAAAAGTGTCTGAAATCATAGGACGCATGCACGCATCAAAAATGCATCTTCTTGCCAACAAGAATATAGATGATCCACTTGATGGCTGTGTACTCACTGTAAAAGTACCGTTCCGGTATAGGAGAGTGATGTGTGAGGTCAAAGGAAAACCTGTGCAATCTCTTATACGGGATGATGAAGTGGAAGTTGTGGTGGACTTCAAAGGTGTTTGGAATGTTGAAAATTACTCGGGCTTCTCTTGGATACTCTCGAGTTCCTCATTCTCAATGGGTTGATTGGGGTCATTGGGGAGGTCAATCTGAGTGAGACCACCCTTCTTAAACCCCTGAAACGTCGAAAGCATACCCTGAAGCCTGAATACTTCTTGGGTCAGGTTCTCGATGTTCATCTGAATCTTCTTAATATTCTCTTCAACGTCGACGACGGGCATTGTATTGTACTCATTTAAAGTTTTTCCCCTTTAAATAAGTATGCTCACTCGAACCGGGTATCTTGTAAACGCGGGACCAATCCAAGAAATTAAAAAAGAACTTACGGTAAGACCTGTCGTAAATGGGGACTATGGATTTCCTCCACCGCCTTTCAAGGTTTTCCGATCAGCTAAGAACGGAGTGTGTGTTCCCAGATTCTATGGAACTGATAAACTTGGAGAACCCAAAGAAGATCGAAGACCGGAACCGAGTCGCATCCGAGCTACATTTGCAGGAACATTACGAGACACAACTCACCAAAATGAGGCCTTGTCCGCAGCAATTAAAGCAGGCCACGGCGTCCTTTCTTTACCATGTGGCTATGGCAAAACGACGGTTTCCTTGGCCATAGCATGTAAATTGGGGTACAGAACCATGATTGTCGTACACAAACAATTTTTAGCGGATCAGTGGCGTGAGCGTATCCAGCAGTTTTGTCCGGGTGCCACGATCGGTGTTGTTCAACAGGACAAAAAAGAAGTCGAATGCGATTTTGTCATCGCGATGCTCCAGTCCCTGTCACTCAAAGAGTATTCATTCTCAGACTTTGAAAGTATAGGCACTTTAATCGTCGACGAGGCACATCATATATGTGCGAAAGTGTTCAGTCAGTCCCTGTTTAAACTCTGTCCTCGACATATTTACGGACTTTCTGCAACCCCAGAACGCAAAGATGGACTCACGAAAGTTCTTCATTGGTTCATGGGACCCACATTCTTCGCCGTCGAACGTAAAAATCAAGAACAGGTGGAAGTCTTTCCAATCGTGTATGAGTCTCCTAATTATAGAAATCCACCACCATCTATGCGAAATGGGAAAATTTCCATGCCCAACATGATTACGGAATTGGTCGAGGACAGAAAGAGGAATAAGATGTTGGTGGAACTCGTCAAGAAAGCTTCAGCTGGAACGAGACAATTATTGGTTCTCAGCGATCGAAGACAACACTGTGAATTTCTTCATCAATGTTTTCCCAAAACATCGGGTCTTTACATGGGTGGTATGAAAGAAGCTGCCCTACAAGAATCGTCGAAAAAGAAAATCATCTTCGCGACGTTCAGTCAGGCCCATGAAGGCCTCGACATTCCCACACTGGATACAGTCATTTTAGCTAGTCCCAAGTCTGACATCACACAGAGTATCGGCCGGATCATGAGAGAGACGAAAGGAAAGAAGAATAATCCACACATTTATGACGTTCATGATCCCTGGTCCATATTCACAGCCATGTATTATAAGCGTTTAAAAGTGTACAGACACGGTGGTTTCAATATACGTGGAAAAGTTGTCGAAGAAAAGCCCGACTTCCCTCAGGGAAAGTGTCTGTTTTTATAATCTAGACAATTATTAAATGTCTGGTGCATTAATACAACTCGTCTCCAAAGGTGTTCAAGACGCGTACATCATAAGTGACGAAGGACATTCATTCTTTAGGACGAAGTTTACGCGACACACAAACTTTTCTCAAGCTCCTAAGTTTATCAAAAATGTTACTGTGACGGATAACTCCATTGTGATTCCTGTATATGGTGACATCATCAACGGTATTTGGCTCGAGGCTGGGTCGAGAGATGCAAACATCGCTTCGAATTTGTTTTACAACTCGACCATTGATCTCTTTATCGGTGGACAAAAGATTGATTCACAACATTATGATTATTATTCTGACATCTGGACCAATTATTTATCGGATACCTACACGAAATCTCGTGAGTTGAACAATAAGACCTCGACGTCGAATCACACGTTCCTTCCCCTCCACTTCTTTTTCTGTGATCACAAGGCGTTTTTACCTCTCATCGCTCTACAGCACCATCAAGTTGAGATACGCGTCACGTTTGATGACGCGAATGTCGCCAGTCTAGATGCATCCGAGAAGAGTGCGAAAGTGTACGGAAACTACATTTACCTGGACAAGGATGAACGCGAAACATTCACAAAACGAAACATGGATCTCATCATCACACAGGTTCAGACGTTCAAGAAAGAAATGACTACTGTCGTGAATAATTTAACCGATCAGGGTGGCTACAATGTGATAGATATTTCTCAATTCAATCATCCCGTGAAATCCATATTTTGGGGTATATCTGCATTAAGTAAAGATTCTGCAAACGATCGTTTCACATTCTTGACTGCCGATTTACAAATCAATGGCACACATCTTTTTGAAAGAATGTCTCCCGTCTATTTTCATACTGTACAGAATTATTACAAATCATCTTTCGGTCATTCTGAGTTTGTTCCAGAAACAGAGGTACTGTTTAACACCAGGTATTTCACGTACCATTTCTGTCTCAATGCATCAGAGTATAACCCATCTGGGACGTGTAATTTTAGTCGTATTGACAATGCAAGCTTGTCTATTCATGGTGTCGAAAAGGGTAATCTTCGACCGGAAAACCAGGAAATCTCATTGTTCGCTGTCAACTATAACGTACTAAGAATACGTAATGGTCTCGCCGGAATTTTATTCGGTAACTAATGTATAGATGGGCAGAACAGTCCGATTCGACCAGGTTTTCGTGACGAGTCTAGATGCTGCACCACGAGAGTCGGATGTTCTGAGCGGTCTCGCGAGTATTGATGCCGGTGAAATTACAGCCGAAAAAATCGAAGTCGCGAATCTAGTCATTACGGAGAGTGTCACGGCTAGTGTTCAGCGTACAGAGTTTACGGGTCTTACGAATGTGTTTCGTATGACCGCTACACAGGTGGGTATTGGAACGGATAATCCTGTGAATGAATTTCAAGTTGGTGAAAATGAGTTTGTCATCAATCGAAATCTTGATAACATCGTTTCCGTTGAAGGTAATGTACAGACGACAAATTTGTTAGCGACGAGTACGATTAAAACAGTTGGTGATGCGTTCATCGCCGATGCGAACGCCTCAAACGTCATACATGTATCCGGAAATACATTCTCCTCGAATGCGACGATCGGTACGCAGCTTGTGGTTGGATCTGAAGTTACTCCCGAGACGGGTGCCAACGTTGCTATATTTGAAAACGGCAACGTCGTCGTGAAAGATGGCTTTTTACAAATTTTCGGAGACGTGGACATCACAGGTAATTTGGCCATCACAGAGATTCCTGCATACACGAGTGTCGATAATCTCGTCGTGTCGAACGCCGTCATTCTCATGGGTGACGGGAACAACGGGACGTATGATATGGCGGTTCTCATGCATGATCAAGATGGAGAATCGAACGTGTTCTTCGGGTACACACACACCGATGATACTATGAAACTGTCGAGAACGACCGGTGGCCCAACAACCGCAAACTTCACGATGGATTCTGCAAATACCGTCAATCTTCATGTATTCGGTGAACTGTATACACAGAATAACGTCGGTATCGCGAATACGTCTCCGACCTATTCTTTATCGGTCGGTTCGA